CTCCACTCTTAATGATAATAATAGGAGTTTTATCGACTACATCACTATATGGTAAACGTACTCGTGTACCTACTTTACCAGCACCAAGACCTGAAGAGAATGCTAATCCATCATTAGAATCTAGAGTAGATGCAGCTGCATATAAATCTATACAAGGGTTGATTCTATTACCATCAGCATCTACTAATGAGATTTGCTCAGGGGTTGTATTTAAGTTAACTTTACATAGATATAACCTTTCTTCGTCAGGATCTGTACCACCGTCACCACCATCAGCAGTTGTAACCACTTGACATACGATAACAGCTTCGTCATTATCAATAGTGATGGTACGTACTTTCCCTGGTAGTTGCCATCTAAACCAAGATTTCAGTGCAGTATCAGTACCTGTTTCACGTGTACGATAGAAGTAAACATACTCAGATGATTGACTAGATAAAGTGACAAGGTTGTTTTGTGTACTAGAGGCTACATGATCCACAGTATCTGGGATCCACTCATTCACTTTCATACCGAGATCAGCCATTTGAGGGTTGTTTTCACTACCTTGTGTGATCATAGCATAGACTCTAGTGTAACTAGGTGTCTTACTGATAAAAGCAATGAAGTCACCAGCGTCTACAGGATCTACATTCTTATCCATTTCAAAGCTTGAAAGGGTTCTTATCCGTACTTTAGACGGAGAGAAGGTTGGAGAACCATCATTATTTGATAGGATAAATTGCTCGTTAGTACTGAATAAAAGTAAACCCTGAGTTTTAGGTATAACAGAGTGGAATTTACATGGTCTAATACTTGAAGCATTGATATCAATAGGATCTGAATCTATACTTGCTTGAGCAGACCGTTTAAAGAAGTTATAATATTCACCAGCTTGGCTCATTATAACATTATCTTCAGATAAGAAGCCTAACCTATTACTATTGAAGAATGATTCTTGAATAGTTGAGCCTTTAAAAGAAGGCATTGGATTAGTTGTTTCAGTACCTGTTAAACGTGATGTCCAAGTAATCGGCCTAAATGTAAAAGCATTCGAGCTTGTATAAACTAACTCGTGAGGCATCGTTGCTGCGTTAAAACCAGTGGATGTTGTAAATCCAGTCGTCTCATTCCAAGTACCTGGTCCACTTCCAGTCTCACCACTATCTAAACTAAACTTAACATAGTAATCGTCTTTATCTCCTAATGCTGCAGTTTGGGTTATTCGTAATACTCTACCATCTTTATCATATTTAGTTAAACTAGATATATCTTGAATCTCATCTCTATAAGTTTCCATCAAAGTATTACTATCACCTGAGGAAAATTTAAGTGTAAAATCAGCGGAACTATGAGCTATATTAATAACACCAAATCCACAATCTGTGAAGGTAAAGTTAGTAAAACCTTCATCCCCATCAGCTTTAACACCGTTTAAGCCGTCCGTACCTGAAGCATCTCCTCCACTATTCGTACCACTAGCTAATAAACCAGCAGCAATTTCTTCAATAGTTGCACTACCATCAGAAGTATATGTAGTAGTTACTTCATCGTCACTACCTACTTTAATTTTAACAGAATATTCTGTAGTATTTTTTGCTAATAAAATTCGAATAGTACCATTACGGTTTAAAGTGAAAGAAGGATCAGCAACATCATCAATCGTAACAGTTTTATTAGTTATGATAGTTGTATCTTGTATTGTTAAAACATCGTAATCTTCTTTCGGCACTATCGCTGTACTACTACCAGCTACAGTTTTTGTAGCAGTAAGATAATCCAACGGTTGGATACTATTGACTGTTGTATTTGTTACTGTAACAGCGACTCCAGTAGTGGCATTCCACATTCTTATTGGAATACTACCACCATCACCTCCGCCGTCACCAGCTCCATCTCCAACAGGTATACACCCAATATAAGAATCAAGTCCATCTCTATTAATATAGAACCATTTAGCATCAGGATATAAAGCCGAAGATACGCCAGTAGCTAAAGAAGCAATGAAACGTGTGCCTGATCTTTTATGTAATCCTAAAGTTAAATCAGGATAACCGTTAATTATTTCAGTAACTTGATTAACTTCTTTTTCGTTGTCTGGTTGTGTTGAAACACCGCCTAAAAAATTAGGGATGCGTTGGGAAATGGTTGCCATTATCTTTGCAAGGCTTTGTAAGGTTGATAACTTATATAGCTGTTTCTTTTATCAGTGGGTTCACCGAAGAAAGTATAAGAACCTTGATTGCACTCATACTCAAGAGCTTGTGCACGGTTATACATTTCTTTCTGAGATAACAGCTGATATTGAGTCGGGTCTCCGACAATACGTTGGGAACATATAGCAGCAGATCTTGCGGTAATATAATCTTGTATAGGTACAGGTATATCTCTCCAAGTGTAATGCCATACTATATCACATTCTACTGTTGTCTGTGTCCATAAAGCTGTATGGTTTTGTCTGTCATATAAATATCTTTCTCCAGCTGAATCTCTCCGCATCACTCCATCATAATCTTGATTGGATGCATTATCAGTTAGTTTTAATTGTAGTACATCATCAGGTATTAAAATATAATCTAAATAATCACCAGCTACTTCTGGTGAAAAATCTTTATGGAATTCTTTATTAAACGACCATCCTTCAGCTTGTACTTCACGGTTAATGTTTTCAAGTGTTTCGAATGCAATCGCAACGTCTGGGTTGGTTGACTCTAAAGTAGTAACAGGTGCTTGTCCGATAGAATTAATTATCTGATTAACCGGTTTTAGCCATTCAGCCGTATTCGTGGTAGGGATAGCCATAGTTAAGTTTTATGAATAAAAAAAAGGGACCCGAAGGTCCCCGTATTAATGAGAAGTTAATCTCCTCTTGCTTGTGTATCACCGCCGTCTGCTTCTACACCAGTATCTCCGTCTTGTCCAGGATAAGCTGTACGTAGACACATAGTTTCAGAATAGACTTCAGACTTCAAAGCAACAGCACCACCTTGGGTACCTGCTACAGAGAATCTGAGTGCAGATGATTTGTCGCCATCTAAGTTATTACCAGCTAGCGTACCTGTTACAGTCGCATGTGGTAATGCAGCCCCAGCATCAATTAGGGTTTTTGATGGTCCACAGACACCGTTATTGCCTGCAGCCACTGATGCGTTTACAATAGCCATTAGTATAATTATATAAGTTAGGTGTTTGCGTCACCTCTAGCAGTTAGACCGTTCGCTTGGATCTGTCTCCCATACTCTAGAGGAGTTGGTGCGCCTTGTGTTTCAGAACTTGTAGTCCCCACGGCTTCACCAGAAGCAATGGTTCTAGTTGTAGCAACTCCAGGTTTAACTGACATAATATACCTCAAGCAGTTTGGATTTCAATTGCTGCAGCAGGGTTCAATGTACCAACACCCATTGCCAAACGTCCAACGATCAAGTCGCCTTGATACATTGTCTTTATGTCAGCACCAGTTGTTTGTACAGAAGGTCCAATTGCTTCAACTACACCAGCTGCGTCTTTTTGATATATAAGGCCAGCATGTGCAGAGAAATCACCGTTGTAAGAATTGTTTTCTCCAGTCTGTGCGTTTACAGTACCAGCTTGGAAAGGTAAGTTGTTAGAACGCTTGATGTCGATACCAGCAATTGATACTAGTCCTTCACCAGAGTTTAGATTACCTTGACTGTTACCATAGTCACGATTGAGAATATTAGAATCAACCTGGGATACTAAAGCGTAGTATTGACGTGGTGCTAGTACAGCAGTACGTCCATCCTTAGGTAGATTCTTTTCATCTAGGATCGAAGCAGCTTCAAAGAAAGCATCAACTAGGCGTTGTGCATCATACTCTTTGTTAGCTCCAATCTTGATGATTGATCCGCCTGGCTCAGGTCCAGGTGATGCAGTGATAGGATGAGCTTCCCTTGCTGCTAGAGCAATAGAACGAAAAACTTTCTTATCATATGCTTCTGCCAAAGCATGACCGATCTTCTTAGAAATTTCAGATCTTAAGTCATAATGAGACAGAGTTTCATCGAGATCATATACAAATGCAGAGCTGATCAGAAGGTCATCACAGTTGATGGTCTTCTCAGCTACTGGAGGATCACCGGAACCCAAGATCGGTTGACCTGGTGTATGGTAAGCCGCTTGCATACGACCCGTGAAGATGAACTGTAGACTCTTACCGTTCTTTAGTTGACGGGTTTGTACAGTTCCTTTTGCTATCGTTGAACTCTCATAAGCTTTGAATAGCTCACCAGAGAACAGTTTCAGATAGGTAGCATACTTGGTATCATATGCAACAGCGCCAGAGGTACTAGAGGCAGCCTTATTAAGGGTACCGACCACTGACTGGGTTAAATTAGCCATTATTTAGAGAGTTGTATAGTTTACGTTTCTCTCAATCGATTGAAAATATTTTGTAATTAAATTGTATTGTGGTCTATCCCACCGTCTAGACAGCTTAAGGGTATCCGCGTACGGGCCAAAAGCCAATGAAGGAGAGGTCCGACTCTGAGGTGCCTCTCCAACTTCTTAGAACTTAAGGTATTCTAAGTATGAACCAAACTTAACAGTAGTTACTGTAGCAGAACTTGTGTTCTGAGCAACTTGTATATCTACATCACCAATGGTATCTCCAGCAGTAATAGTACCTTCTATGAATGCATAGTAGTTACCATCACCAGCAACGACTGATACTTCAGGAGAACCTGCAGTAGTTACATCGAAAGTTACCGCTTCAGTAACAGCACCAGAGATAGGTGCTTCGGACACCATGTTTCTAGCTCTGTAAGTTACAGTGTTAGTAGGTGTGAGAATCTTGTACTTAAAGTCACCATCTGCATCATAAGCTACGTCAAGATAAGCACGGAAAATAGCACGCTCATACTTGCCTAGAGCAAATTTAAGAAGTGATGCATAAGTAGTGGAACTTGCAAGACTTACATCGTTAGGCACGATAAGCTTTGTGTTCCATTGAGTCTGAGCAGCTACTACTGTACCTGCTACTGTATTGGTATTAATGGCCATGAGTTTTAAAATGTGTATAAGTTAATTACCCGTCTGTACTGTTCCGCAGTACTGGGTTATGGGTGGATATGGGGGATCAGAAGCTATACTTAGCGCCGATCTTTGTTCCCCACGAGTTGTCATTGTCAGTGTCACTGTCAGCAGTGAGCACGGCTAGCTCGCCATAGAAGTCGAGCTTTTCTGTTGCAGCTAGGCTTGCACCTACTTTACCAGAAAGTCTATTATCTGAATCTTCACCATCTGTGGCTACGATTGCAGGACCACCTTGGACATAGTATCCAAAGCTATCAGTACCGCCTTCATATCCTACGTGAAGGTCTGTGACAGACCCCGTGTAATCAGATCCGGTAAGGGATGCGTTGTTCTCCACGTTCACGTATACGCCACCGGCGAATGCAGGAACTGTCGCGAAGGTGGATGCGAGAGCTAGTGCTAGTGTTTTCATTAATAAAATTTAAGTAGTTTTCGTGTAA